GCGCAGAATTACTTGTGAAAACCCCTTCTTTGTAGACATGGTCGCCGTCCAAACATCTTCAACAATCCAGCGCGGGACCGACTGGGATTTTTCCTTTTCCCTTCAGGAAGACGGGCCTTGTAGCCAGTACGCTGACCTGTCCGCGTGGTTCGTCGCGGTGACGCTTAAGACATCTGCCGGGGTGGCACTGACGACACCGACCATCGTGCGGCCAACGCCGGAAACGGTGGCGGTGCGGCTGACCAACGCGCAGACCGCACTCTTCTCTGCCCAGTTCGGGGCAGTGCTAACCATTAACGTCCAGCGGCCCGACGGCTGGGACATCCGGCTAATCGAGGCCCGCGTCACAATCTCATGAGCTGCGATTCTTCATGCGGGCCACTCGTGGTCACACTTTTGACAGGGGTCCCTGGGCTTCAAGGCCCAATAGGCCCGCAAGGCCCGCAAGGCCCTCCTGGTGCACTAACCAGCATCGTCGGCGACCTCTCGCTAGCTGCCGGTGAGACTGAGACCGTGGCAACGGTGACCGGCATCCAAGGCCAACCAGTCTCTGCCACTGACCCGACGGCCAACCAAGTTTTCCAGTTTACGGGGACCGAGTGGGCTCCAGTTACATACACCGCAGGAACTTACTAAAAAACGACCATGGCATTCCCGATCATTCCTATCCGCAACGCTGTTGCGACCTCCGAAATCGCACCACTCTCCGGCGCTCTCCAACTGGGGGAGTTGGCGATCAACACGCAGACATCTAAGCTCTACGTCAAAAACAACGCTGGGACAGTTGTCGAGATCGGCGCTGGAGCGACTGGCATTACCACTGCGCAGTTGGCATGTTTGACGACGACGGCAACGCCTAATCTGGTGCCTCAGTTGCTGCCAACCGGCTACTTGGCGCTGGCGCAGATCAACGCGCTAACGACCAACCAGGTCGAGTTCCTGACGACCTCCGCAGTTGCCGGACTGGTGCCCCAGTTGGGCGTGGACGGCAAGATTGCAGTTGCGCAGCTTCCTGCGGCTGCCATTGGCGGCCTGACTTACAAAGGAGCTTGGACGGTCAACAGTTCTCCGGTGATCGCATCGGGCGGGGTTGTCGGCAGCGGCACCGCTGAAAAGGGCGACTACTACATTGCGGCCAATAGCGCGGCTCTTGATCCAGCCATTGACGGCCAGACCTATGTGCAGGCTGGCGACATGATTGCCTACAACGGCGCTGGAAGCTGGGACTTCATTGACGGCGCGAAGTCCGAGGTGCGCAGCGTCAATTCCGTGTCGCCAACCGCCGCTGGCAATGTGGTGCTGACTCCCGCAGACATCGGGGCAGTCTCCACGGCTCAACTGACGCAGTTGGCAACAGCGGGCGGAGTGCCGGAGTTGAACGGCGCAGGCCAGATTTCGACGGCTCAGTTGCAGATTGCAACCACTGCGCAGCTTGGGGTTTTGAGCATCGACTCTGCCGCGAGCAACGGCCTGTTCATCTCCGCTGGTGGTGCTGCCAAAGTTATCCCCGGCACCTCGACGGTGGTGGGTGGTGTGAAATCCTCCGCATCCATCGAAATTGATGGAACCGGCGTTGCTACAGTGGCTTCAGCGGGGACTTACTAACCTATGGCCTTCCCGATCATCCCGAAAAAGAGGAGCGGGGCGACGGGCTCGCCTACCTCGCTCACCGTTGGAGAACTGGCCGTAAACACCGCCACAGGAGAACTCTTCCTGGGCGGTGACGAGGCCGTGCTCCTACTCAACCCGCCAACCGCAGCGGGCACAACGGCAACCGAGCGCACAGGCGACGGTACAACCACGGCATTCACGTTCACCGGCTACAATGGCACCGCAGACGGCGGCTATTTGGTGAGCGTTGGCGGCATTGACCAGCCGCCTAGTAAATACGCGGTGACCAGCACCGCAGGCGGGACCATTACGTTCGTAGAAGCGCCAACGGCGGGGGAACTAATTAGCATCCGCGCACTTGTCGCCAGTGGCGGGGGCGGTGGATCCGGGACAGTGACCAGCATCACGGCAGGCGAAGGGCTTGATGGCGGCACTATTACTGACTCGGGCACGATCTCGATGCCGGATGTGGGCACATCGCAAACAGCAGTTGGTAGCGGGCTTGTGATCCCGGTGATCAGCACCGATGCGCAGGGCCGCGTGACGGCGTTAACGACTGTGGCATGCCCTGCGCTGACGACTACCCAGATCGCTGGCTTGGCGACAACGGCACCGGCTGCGCTGGCAACGTCCGCAGTGGTGGGCTTGTCCACCTTTGCAGCTCGGGCAGATCACCAGCATGTTTTCCCGTCAGCGGCAGACGTTGGCGCGCTAGGAGCCACTGCTGCCGCTGGTGGCGACCTAACCGGAAACTATCCAAATCCAACGCTAAACACTGTTGCCGTTGCCAAAGGTGGAACTGGTCAGACAACATACACGGACGGCCAGTTGCTAATCGGAAATAGCACTGGAAACACACTGACAAAAGCTACGCTTACCGCTGGCTCTGGCGTAACAATTACCAATGGGGCTGGTGCAATTACGATTGCATCTGCGGGGGCAAGCTACAATGCTAACCTCCTTATTGTTGCTGGCGGAGGTGGCGCAGGCAGTGTCGGCAGTGGTGGTGGAGGTGGTGGTGGATTTAGGACTCAATCAAGCTCTTTTGCGCCCGGAACAAACTACAGTGTAATTGTTGGAGCGGGGGGTGCTGGAAAAGCTGGGCCATCAGCTCTTGCTGGTGACTCTGGTTCAAATTCAGAGATTTTTTCAACCATTGCATTGGGGGGAGGTGGCGGGGGAGGATTTGACCAAAATGGAGTTGCTGGAGGTTCTGGCGGGGGAGGCGGAGAAGAAAACACTACTGGCGGCACACAGCCAGGTGGTTCTGGAACGGTTGGGCAAGGCAACAATGGCGGCAATGGAGTCAGGGGGCCAGGAAGTCCAGGAAGCTCATACAATGCCGGTGGTGGAGGAGGTGCTGGTGCTGCTGGAGCAAACGCAACGATCACTCCAAATGCTGGAGGTAACGGTGGCGCAGGATTATCTTCCTCGATTTCTGGAACATTATATTTTTACTCAGGAGGTGGAGGCGGAGCGCAAGCCAATGGAAGCGGAGGAGTTGGTGGAAATGGTGGATCTGGTGGAGGAGGCGGAGGTGCTGGAGGAACTGGTGGGTCAGGTGGCACTGGGGGCACTGTAAATGGCGGTGCAGGCGTTAGCGGAACAGCAGGAGGAGGCGGAAACGGTGGAGTCAACACTGGCGGAGGCGGAGGAGGGACCGTCAACGGATCAAATGTTGCCGGAGGCAATGGTGGCTCTGGAATTGTGATTATCAGTTATCCAGGCGCTCAACAAGGCACTGGCGGAACAGTCACTTCTGTTGGCGGCAACACAATTCACACATTCACATCTTCTGGAACTTACGTTGCTTAATTTATGGCTCACTTTGCAAAAGTTCTTAATGGAATTGTTCAGCAGGTAATTGTTGCTAAGCCTGAGTTTTTCAACACATTCGTTGACTCCTCTCCTGGGGCATGGATTAAAACCAGCTACAACACGCGGGGCGGCGTGCATTACGGGGCAGACGGGCAGCCTGACGGCGGTGTTGCACTGCGCGGAAACTACGCTGGTGTAGGCTACGTTTACGACGCAGCCAACGACGTGTTTTACGCGCCGCAACCGTTCCCATCGTGGACGCTTGGCAGCGACTGGGTTTGGCAGCCTCCTGTTGCAATGCCGCAGGATGGCAAGTTTTACACCTGGAGCGAGGCCAAACTTAACTGGGTCGAACTGAACTAACCATGCCATCTCTCAACTCTCCAATTCTGACCGGCGACGTGTCCGGCGGCCTGCACTCCACCAGCGTGGACAAGCTCAAGGGCAACGCGGTGTCCGCGACGGCGCCTACGACGGGACAGACGCTCTTGTGGACAGGCACAGCTTGGGCACCGGCAACGCCATCGAGCGGGGGCGGGGGTGGCGCAAATGGGCTGACGTACTACCTCAACCAGAGCAACGACGCAGACGCTCCCGTGACGAATATTCCCGGCACGCCTAAACAACTGGGGCGCACTGGGCAGACGACTCAGGTGGATGTGACGACGGGAAGCCTCACGCCAGACACATGGACGCTCGTCGCTGGCTTTGTAAGCGAGGCCACTCCGCAAGACCCTGCGACGACACTCATCCCCGCTGGTCTGTGGGACTTTAACGTCTGGGCGCTGGGCGTTGCTGACCAAAACCACAGCAACAGCATCCGGCTCAAGTCTTACATTTACAATGGCACCACGCTGACCGCGCTGGGCACGTCTGCCGTGCAGGCAATCGGGGCAACGTCGCAACAGTATTCGGTGTCGATGCTCGTGGAACAGACGACCATCCTTGCAACGGACCGCATCTACGTTGCCATCGAGGCGCTTGCAACAGCCAACGGGCACACAGTGACGGCGCAATTTGGCGATAACACGCCGTCGCACGTCCACACCAGCCTGCCGCTTGTGGGCGGGACTGGGCTTTGGAAAAATACGGCGGGCGTGCTGCAAAATCCGGCGAGCCTCTTGGTGGATGCCGATGTGGACCCGGCTGCGGCTATTGAGCAGAGCAAAATCAGCGGGCTGACTGACGCACTAGCGGCAAAAGCTGCACAGGCTCAAGTGGACGTGTACGCAACGGCGGGGACGTTTACGTGGATTAAACCGGCGAACGCAAAAGCGGTGAATGTTGTCGTGATTTCTGGCGGCGGCGGCGGGGCCTCTGGTCGCAAAGCGGGCGTTTCATCGCAAGCATCTGGCGGCGGTGGTGGCGGTGGCGGATCATATTCAGTTCGTGATATTGCAGCTTCAATTTTGGGATCGACTGAAACTGTTGTTGTCGGAAGCGGAGGGACTGGTGGCGCGTCAGTTGCAATTAATACGACAAACGGAACCGCTGGCGTTGCTGGAGGAAATTCTTCCTTTGGAAATTGGATGCAAGTGTCGGGAGGCGGAGCCGCTGCGGCTGCAACAACCGCAAGTGGACCTGCTGGGGCTTCTTCAAGTGCCCGCGCCATGTTCCAAGGGGCTAACGGATCTGCGGGAGGCGCAGGGGCAGGAGTCCTTAGTAGTGGGTCAAATATAACTGTTGGCGGCGCTGGCGGCGGCGCTGGCGGCGGGCTTCCAGCTTCTGCAACCGTTGGATTTACTGGAAGCTCAGGGGGAACCCAGCTTGGCACTTGGCTTACTGGTGGAACCGCCTCAGGCGGCACAATTGGGGGCAACGGTGCATCTGCTCCAAGCGTCACTGCAGGGTTTACTGCTAGTGGCAGCGCAGGCGCAGGCGGTGGGTCTAGCGTCACTGGAAACGCTGGAAACGGTGGCAATGGTGGGCTTTACGGCGGAGGAGGCGGGGGTGGAGGCGCTGCGCTTGACAACGTCGGAAACTCTGGCGCAGGCGGTGCAGGGGCGCAGGGCATCGTAGTTGTCACCACGTATTTCTAAATGTCCTTTCTCTCAAAACTCCTCCCAACAATAGGCAGTCTCCTCGGTGGCCCGCTTGGCGGTGCTGCCGTGGAGGCTGTCGGCAAGGCGCTGGGTATGAGCGAGGCGACGACTGACAAGGTGCAGCGTGCACTGACCTCGGGCAACCTTACGGCGGAGCAGATTGCGGCGTTGCAGGCTGCCGACCTGCACCTCAAGACGCGCATGGCCGAGCTGGGTATTGACGCAGAGAAACTGGCTCAAGAGGACAGGGCGAGTGCCAGGGCGATGCAAATCAGCACGCGAGACTGGGTGCCCGCTACGTTGGCAATGGTGCTCACGATTTGCTATTTGGGGATCGTTTGCGCGCTCTTGACCGGCGATATGAAGCTGTGGAGTGACCCGACGCTAACTCTACTCCTTGGCGGACTTACGTCTGGATTTACAGCAGTCCTTGGGTTTTACTTTGGCGCGTCGCATAAGCCGCCCGAACCAACCAAATGACCATCACCCCCGGCAACCTATCCATGCTGCTCGCCATCGCGTCTTCCATTGCCCCCGGCACTTGGGCGCTTGTGGCTGGTGTTGCTGGGCTGGCAGTGGGATTCTTTGGAAAACAGATTCTTAAGAAATATGACCGTACTTCCAGTCCCGACGATACCAGCAATGCAGGCCCGCTACCTAGGCGCAACGCCGCCCGCAGGGCTCCAAGTGCTGGCAAACGTAAAGCGGATGCTCCCCCCCGGAAGCACTGACGGAGTGGGACTTCCTCCAGACAAAATCATGCCATATTCTGGGATTTATGACGCCTCCGGAAGACTCCCAACTGTACCAGGACCAGGCTCAACTTTCCTCGCTCGTGTCTAGCCGCCATCTGCTTGACCTCGCGACCGTTAATTTGGCAAATGTGGGCGCACTGGCGCTCTCATTAAGCGAGGTCGAGCAGTGGGTACGGGTGGCGGGGTGTTTGCTGGCGGCGGTGTTTACCGCGCTTAAGATTGTGGAGACGATCCGCAGCTTGAAAAAGTAGATGGCAAACATCACCCGAAACTGGCGGAGATTTCTGGCAGTCGGGTGCAGCCATGGGCACCACGCTGACCAGGCGCTCCTAAAAAAGGTGCTGGCGTTCAAAGCACGCTGGAAGCCGTCGGTAACAATCCATTTGGGCGACGCCATTGACCTAGCATGTTTGCGGGCCGGTGCAGCGGGCACAGCAGACGACGCAGTGGACCCCGAGTCTGACCTACAGGACGGCCTAGCGTTTCTGCACCAACTCGCGCCGCAGCTTTACTTTCTCGGAAACCATGAGGCGCGCTTAAATACGCTCATGGAATCACCGCGTGCCATTGTGGCGGCACTGGCGGGCCGTGTGATGGGCCAGATCACCGACCAAGCCCGACGGATGCGCTGCGAGGTGGTGGACTACAATTTTCAAAACGGTTGGAGGCAGTTAGGGGACACGCTTTTCGGGCACGGGTACATGTGCAATGAGCAGGCAGTTCGCGATCACGCCGAGGCCGTGTGCGGCGGGACTGCTAGCAAAGTTGTGATCGCACACCTGCACCGCGTGACGCAGGCCGAGGGGCGCAACCGGGCGCATCCTACGGGTTACTGTGTGGGCTGGCTGGGCGACAAGGACGCGATGGGCTACGCAGCCAACCGGAGGGCGACAACTAGCTGGAGCCGTGGCTTTGCTTGGGGCGAGTACTGCGACTCCGAGACTGTGGTGTGGCTCGCCAAGGAAACACACGCTGGGGACTTCCGATTGCCCGTATGAAAAATACGCTCCTTGAACTGCTAAAAGCTGAACTGGTGGGCGAACATCCTCCCGTTGGGTGGTATACAATCAGCGAACTCGCGGAAAAGCTGGGCGTCAAAAGAGGCGTTGTGCAAGCCTTAATTACGCGTAAGGGCTGGCAGTGCAAAAAGTATCGTGCGCAGACGCGAGACGGTAAGATGACTCTGGCGAACCATTACAACGTAGGCAAATTATGACCACCGACGAAAAGCAGGCACATCTCCAGCGCGTAGCCGCTGACCTGGGCGAGCATTTTGATTGCGTTCAAATATTGGCGCACGACTCTGATACAGACACGTATCAGACTTTCGAGGCGGGATCTGGGAGCCTTTACGCGCGGATGTACCAAGCACTACGCTGGTCCGAACATCCGCAGGAATGCGAACTAACCGAGGACGAAGACGATGAATCTTAGCCAACGCGGCATCAAATCAATTATTGGCTGGGAGACTGGCGGGCAGGCTGAATACGACCCGCAGCCCGAGTGGCCGGGTGAGAGCAGCGGCGTCACAATTGGCATCGGCTGGGACTTGGGCATGACTCCTGCGACCGAGACCGCCCGAGCATGGGCACCGCACTTGCCAGCCTCGACGCTGGCCGCACTCGTGGGCGTCTCTGGCCGGACTGGCGAGGCCGCCCAGACGGTGCTTCCTTACGTTAGGCACCTGTCCATCCCTTGGGCGGCGGCGCTGGCCGTATTTGAGGCAACAACGCTTCCGACTTGGTATCTGCGAACGCTCAGGATCTATCCGCAGGCCGAGGAGCTGCCGGGCGATTGCACTGCGGCGCTGGTGAGCTTGGTTTTTAACCGTGGCGCAAGCCTGACAGGCGAGCGCAGGCGGGAGATGGCAAACATTCAGGCGCTGCTCAAAACGGGCAATTTCAAAGAGATTCCCAACCAATTTCGCGAGATGGTCCGGCTGTGGCCTAATTCTAAGGGACTTAGGCGCAGGCGCGAGGAGGAAGCTGACCTATTTGAGTCTGGACTGGTGCCCGCGGGCGAGTAGTTGCAATTTGCCGTATGCTGTGCAGGGAGAGCCTGCAAGGGGTTGTTTGTTACCCCATGAAACAAAGGCACTTGTGCTTTTGATGAAAAACACACAGTAGACAGCAAAGCGGGGTTTGCTAGGGTCGGGCATGGACCCAGTCAATCATCCAGCGCACTACACCAGCCATCCATCCTCGGTTGAGTGCATCCAAATCACCGAGCACTTCAATTTCTGCATCGGCAACGCCATCAAGTATCTGTGGCGAGCCGGGCTCAAAGGAGAAGCACTTGAGGATTTGCGCAAAGCCGCTTGGTACATCAATCGCGAAATCAACCGTTTAGAACGCAATGAGCACTGAAAAGACACTCCGAGAGCACTGCCGTGAAATTGGCAAGCTAGGCGGCGCAGCAAAGTCCGAAAAAAAAGCAGAGGCAGCGCGCAGAAATGCCAGCAAGCCTAGACCTAAAGCGCGGGAGATCAACGCTTTGAGGCGGGCTAAAAAAAGTTTACAAAATAGCTAGCCAAGCGCGTTTTGCTGGGTATAGTTGGGCCCATGACAACGAACGAGTACATCACCCTAAACGCAAAAATCGAACAAATCACAACGCTTGAAGACAAGCACCAGATGGTAAAGCGGCTGGCTTTGGTAGCCGCAAGCCTCTGCCAGTGGGATCTGTTCCGCCAGCTAGATTCCGAATATCTCAAAATTGGTTCGGAAATTTTTTGGAAGAACGATAGGGCAGCACAGGCAAACTAAACAACCCAGGCCGAAACGCCCCCTTCGGGGGGCGTCTGACCCGTTAAGCGGGCACTGACGAGGCCGTCAGAGTGAGACAACAAACCAACAAACAGATGAGCACTTCACACTACTCCCGCCCCTTTCAAGGGCCCCAGAATCCGCCACCTAACAAAAAGCGCCATAGCCTTTGGTTTGCCAGCGGCTTTTGGATGCTGGCAGTAGTTGACATGATGGCACTTGCTGGTGCTTCCGACATCGTCGAGGCGCTGACTTTTGCGGGGCTGACTCTGATTAACGTGGCTGTGATGCTCCACATCACAAGATGAGCGGCATGATGAATGGGGCTCCTTACTGGAGTCCACCGAACCGGCACCAAAAGAGCTACATTTCACGGCTGGGCAGCCTGGCCGAGGACGCACTCAAGCCAGAGCTGGCCGAACTGCCGGGCTTAGTAGCCAAAGCAATTCAGCAAGGGCTTATTAAGCGGCCTGATCCGAGCGGCCTAGTGCCGGTGCCGATTGTTAAGCGCGGGCCGCTGCTGGACTGGCAAACAGCCAGCTGTGAGGAGTGCGGACTCAGCTTTGAGCGCCACAAACGCACGTTGACGAAATGCGAGGTCTGCCGGATCCCGATAAAGGCGTGCAAGAACTGCCAAAAGGAATTTAGACCAGCCGACCGCAAGAAGGTTTGCTGCTCGCGGAATTGCAGCCAAGCGATGCAGGTTGCGAGTTTTAAGGCGCAGCATGACTACAGCAAGAGACTGCCCAAAATGGCTGAGTGCATCGTGTGCCGTGAAATGCGGCCAACCAGGGCATCCGGCAAAGGCATTGCGAAGGCATGCAGCCCAAAGTGCTCAAAGGAATACCGGGCGATTAGAAACGCGGAGAGACAAATTTCAGCGACAGCAAAAACCAAAAAAACCAAATAATGAAAGCCACACAAATCACACTTACACCAGCACTTGCTCAAATGCTGTTAAACAAAAACCCAAACAACCGCAATTTGAGCCTTAAACGCGCAAAAGTGTTGGCGGCAACAATTACACGCGGTGAATGGGCCGCAAACGGAGAATCAATTATTTTAGACACTAACGGCAATCTGCTCGACGGGCAGCATCGTTGTATGGCTGTCATTATTGCTAATCTTGCGATTTCTACGCTATTAGTCGAAGGCGTTTGTTCATCGGCATTTGCAACCATTGATCTAGGAAAACAGCGCTCTTCGTCCGATTTGCTTGCAATTTCAGGTGAAGGGCATTCCCACGACTTATCAAGCGCCATCACAACCCTTCAAATGATTTTGAGCAACGGTCTACGCCGTGAACAACTTACATTTTTGCAACGGCAAGCATTTTTAACGGGACATCCAGAGTTACGGCATAGCATTTATGTGGCTCAATGTGGCAATTTCATTCCGCGATCCATTGCGGCAGCCGTGCATTACTTGGCGGCAAAAAAATACGGAGAACCGTTTGCAACTCAATGGATCCGAGATCTAAACCTTTTGAAGTTTGATGAGCCTCAAAGGTTGCTTGCGCGAGCATTACAAAATGTGAGAAGCGCTGGGGCTCGGGTGACGGACACACGCTGGGTTTGTGGGGTGGCACTCAAGGCGATCAGGGCCAGTCATGACAATATCAATTTGCGGTTTTTGAAATTCACCGAAGAAGAATCCTACCCAGTGCTGTAATGAAAATTCGACACTCATCACTTCCGAAGCTGGCCCTCTGCGGCCAGTACGAAGGCTCACCAGGCACCAGCCCAGCAGCCGAACGCGGCACCATGCTTGACCGTGTTTTCCGCGACGCCTGGACGACGGGCGAACTGCCGCGTGACCTCAACGACGAGGACGCAGCCGCCATCAACTGGGCGCTGGCGCAGTGCATAAATCTGGGTGGAGGCGCAGACGGGCTCCTGACAGCCGACGACGCATGCCGAGTGCAGACGGCGGGTTTGGAGCACACCGGCACCGTAGACGGCGTCGCTGCTCGGGCAAACTGGTCAATGGACCTCAAAAGCGGGCAGATCTACGACTATCAGGGCCAAATGGCAGCCTACGCGCTGGGGCTGATGCAGATGCGCTTTGAGCAGACATGGACCACGCATTTGCTGTTTTGTGACCAGCGCAAACTGGTCACTCACCACTGGACCTACCAGACCGCCAGCGACATGGTGCGGAGCATCCTTGCCAACATCGGGACCGCGCCAAAGGAAAACGAATACTGCGGCTGGTGCGCAAAATCACTGACATGTCCAGCTCGGGTTGCCAGCAAGGACTCCGCTTTGGTCACAGTGGCGGGACTGGCGCCGACGGTGCAGGACGAGGGGTTTCTGGCGGTCTTAAACGACCCGGTGCAGCTTGGAAAGTTCCTGACGGCATGCTCAACGCTGGAAGACTTCCGCGACGCGGCCAAAGCCAAGGCCCGCGAGTTGCTCGAAACGGGGCAGCCGGTGCACGGTTGGAGGCTGCAAAAACCGCGTGCGTCTGAGTACGTTCAGGCCATAGACATTGCCGCTGCGGTGGAGGTGGGCCTTATCGGAGCCGGTGACGCAATTCGCGCTGGGGGGGCAATGAGCGCAAAAAAGGCCGAGGCTCTCTTCAGTTCTGCCGGGGTATCACTGCCGCATGAGATTGTGGAGCGGAAGATCGGGCAGGCTCCACTTGTACAGGCAAAATGAGGACCATAGAACTGCGGGACTCTGTAGTTCCATTTAGAAACCATAAACTGGTTAGAGAACCAAAAAGCAGGGATCAAAAAAAGGCAGCCCGCGCAGCACGCGCAGTAAAAGCACGGGCTTTACGTGAACGCTGTGAGCCAAAAGCATGAGCACCCAAAACTACATTGCCATTGACCCAGGCGTTGGCGGCGGGATTGCATACATTGACACAGACGGCAGTGTTCATGCGTTGCCAATGCCAGCAACGCTTCACGACCTCGACACGCAGTTTCAGATCCTTGTCACCAGTACCGCTGGCCCGTTCTTTCCAACTTCCATTGTGTTTCTGGAGGAACTGCCAAAGTTTGCCGGAAAGATGTCCGGCAGCAGTATGGCAACGATGTTCCGCAACTACGGGCGCATCGAGGGATTGCTGGCTGCATACGGTGCCAGAATTGAATATCTGCCGCCCAAGAAGTGGCAGCAGGTTCTCGGGCTGGGTGACAAGAAGACGCACGGCAACCGCTGGAAAGCTCATCTTAAAGGCCGCGCTCAGGCGCTATATCCGCAACTTTCAGTCACACTGAAAACCGCAGACGCTCTCCTCATCCTTGAGGCTGGGCTCAAAATGAAAACCAAATGCAACTAATACCATTCGATCAGACTAAACTGATGGCCGAGGCCATCGCAAAATCCAAGCTGTTTGGGATCCAAACCGCCGAGCAAGCTCTCGCACTCGGGCTCCTTTGCCAAGCCGAGGGACGGCATCCCGCCGAAGCCGCGAGGGACTACCATATCATTAACGGCAAGCCGTCCTTGAAATCTGAAGCCATGCTTGCACGATTTCAACAGGCTGGAGGCCGAGTTGAGTGGCACGATTACACGCACGAGGCTGTCAGTGGCACATTTACGCATCCGCAGGGAGGCTCGCTAAAAGTGAGCTGGACGATTAAGGATGCAGAGCGCGCCGGGCTGACCGGCAACCCGACGTGGAAGAAGTTTCCGAGGCAGATGCTTAAGGCTAGGTGCATCAGCGAGGCAGTGCGCGGGATTTACCCTGGTGTTCTTTCTGGGCTCTACGCGCCGGAGGAGGTGCAAGAGTTTGGGCCGGTGGCAGTGCAGACTGAGCCAGAACCGATCCAGATTGAAGCGACCTCGCAACCGCTGCCGGAACCAATCCAGCGCATTAACCCGATGCAGCGGCTGCTCGCTGACAAGTCCGACGCCCAACGTGAAAAAGTCACGGCAGGAGCACTGAAACGAGGCTGGATCAAAGAAGGCCAGACGTACCTCGACATCCCCGCCGACATCGCAACTCAGGCAGTTGCATTTCCCGAAAGATTCTTTGCAGCGTTTTCCATCTAAATACATATGCCATCACTAAAAATCGAATCCACTGAACAGACCCAGAATATTGGCCCAGGCATCCATCTGGCCCGCATCGAGCACGCAATTGACGCCGTTTCAAAGGCGGGCAATGAGATGCTCCAGCTTGAGGTTAAAGTTGGGCCGCTTACCTTCAAGAGCTGGGTTGTCTTTACTGCCAAAAATTTCCGCAACGTGGCCGAGTTTGCCACCGCCATCGGGAAAAAGGTGGTGGAAGAAAAGACGCTGACAATCGAAACCGAGGACTGCATCGGCAAGATTGCCAAGGTCGAACTGGCCGAAGGGGACCGAATTAACGAAAAGACTGGCAAGGCGTACCTTGAAATCAAACGCTGGCTGCCAGCATCCGCTGGAACCGATCTCGAGTCCGACGAGATCCCGTTCTAGTCTGCCAACCGGGGGGCGCGCATCCGATCAACGCGCAACACTTTTAAGGAGACAAATGACCAAAACCGAAAACCAAGAAGCGGAAAGAATTGCAGGAGAACTAGAGCGGGCGCACAGTGCGCTGGTGGGCTGTGGGCAGTCGGGCATTGACGGGGACAGCATAGAGACATGGACGCTGGCAAAAGCGGTGCAGCTATTCAGCGGCAGGCTAGATGTTGACCCGTTAAACGCGGAACAACGGGCAATCCGCGCATTTACTGAGGCGCTATAACGTGGCCGAATATATTGTGCCGCAGGCCGAGAAGGCCGAGCGGGCGGTGATTGGCGCACTTTTGTTTGATCCGGCTAGGGCGCTTGAGGTGATCCGCGCATCTGAAGTGCGTGGGATGGATTTTGAAAATCCCGATCTTGGCGGCATCTTAGTTGCAACGCAGTTGCTTGCTGATGCTGGCGAGAGCCTTGACCCCATCACGCATTTCCGGCGTCTCGGAGAGCGTGGCGTGTCAGTGGCGCTATTGTCTGACCTCAGTGGGGGCGATCCGCATTTTGCTCCTTTGGCGCAGTGGTGCGAGTTGATCCGTGAATCAGCCAGTGCCAGGGCATTGACTGGCAGCCTTAAAAAGGCGCTAAATGCCATCACTGAAGGGCAGCCAGTGGCGGATGTTATTGGAGGGCTTGGGGAGGCTGTAACGCTTGCCAGCGCGCAGCAGGGATTGGGGGACATTACACAGACGGGTTTTGATGAGTTACTGGCCTATGACACCAGCAACGACCCGAACTCGTTAATCGGCAACCGCTGGTTATGTAAAGGAGGGAGTCTGCTGATCAACGCTCAATCCGGCATCGGTAAAAGCTCTTTAACCATGCAACTTGCGATTGGCTGGGCACTCAATCCTGACCATCTATTTTCTCAAGCCTGCACATTTTCAATTCGGGCAGCCCGCCCGCTCAAAAGCCTAATCATCCAAGCGGAGAACGATATTGGCGATCAGGCCGACGTGCTGCAGGGAGTCGTGAGCAAATACTCGAAGGGAAGCAATAACGAGATTACTCCGGATGAATTGGCAGACCTTTCGCAACGCATCATCTTTTACCGCGACAACGTCCACGCTGGGCCGGAGTTTCTGCGAGTTCTGGAGGCGCTGGTTATCAAACACCAGCCCGACCTAGTCTGGATTGATCCGCTGATGTGTTACATTGGAGACGATTTAAGTGACCAAGGCGTGGTGACGACTTTTTGCAATTCGCTTAACCGTATTTCGTCAAAAGCTGGGTGCGTGATGTGCCTCATCCATCACCTTCCAAAGCCTCGCGAGGGACACGTCGCGACAGACAGTGACCTGGCTTATTCCGGCTTTGGAAGCTCGGCGCTGACGAATTGGGCCCGCGAGGTGATGACATTGCAGCGCGTTCCAGCGCCAGAAGACCATCCTCCCTGCTGTTCATTGACGGCAACCAAGCGCCGCAACCGAGCAGGAATGGCAGAGCAAGAAACCAAGAAAGCAACGGCAAAAATCTACATTCGACACCCAAAAGACCCAAAAGTCACGGGCACTGTTTGGATTCAATGCAGCAAGCCAGAAGCACCAGAGCCTGACAAAAAACGCAGATGACACCACGATCTGAGACACCAAAAGACGAAGGCCCGTGGGCTTGGCAGTGCAGGGGAGCCGCTGTCGAAGCTGGCAAATTAGGCATTAACGCATTTGCGGTTTACTGCGCGTTGACTCACTTTCAAAGCGCAGCTAGCACCGAACATAAGCGACGATTTTCTGCCAGTTATGAGCAAATTGCGGAGCTTGTTGGGTGCTCACGGGGGACGGTGCGAATTGCTATTAAGGCGCTGGTAGAAGCTGACCTAGTGCGCCGGTTTTCCGGCTCAAACGGAGCGCGGCGAGCAACTCGAAATGCCTTTTTTTTGGCTTCGATTAGCAGGTCACCACAAGACCTCGGCAGGTCACCACAAGACCTGCGCGTGAGGTCACCACATGACCGCGACGTGAGGTCACCACAAGACCTCTTTAATAAGAAAGAGAACAGTTTCTCCGCGCCGCCCAAAGCGGCAGCGGGAGAAACAGAGAAAAGTAAGGAAGAGGGCTCCGCCCGCTCGCGCTTAGGGCGCAGCGGCGAGCCCCCAAAAAACGAGAGCTACCATCTGCGGGATCTGACGCCTGAAGAAATCGAGCAGGCTCGCCGGATTCACGAAATGACAAAAAACCTTTAAACTTGGCACAGCAACTAACCGACTACAGACCATGACCCTTGACCTAGCCAACATTACCAAAGCTGACGTTTACGCAGCCGCCCAAGATTTGGGCGAGCGGCTGGCGCGCCAGATTGAGATCAACCAGGTACTCCGCGCCGAAAACGCAGCACTGGCAAGCCGCCCCTGCTTGGCCTGCGACTTGGTGCACCCGCCGCTGCATGAGCGCAGGCTGGATCTGGAGGCGCATTTTGAGCGGGCATGCGAATTGCTGAACCAGGTTGACGTGGACACTGTCGGATTAACCTACGGCTCAATAGTAAGTTTTATTCGAGATCGGCGTGAGCTTAACGCAGCTAGACGGCCAACCAACGCACAGGAAGCCTAATTCTGATGGCCTAACTACCGAAACCAATATGACCACAGCCAAACCAATTAGAAAACTGACTTACATAGTCTCGCACGACTGGATGCCGTACCGTTTTTGGACCGTCCAGGCTGAAAGCGAGATCGAGGCACGCATGGAAATCGCGGCAGAGCTGGGATGCGAATTGGGCGAACTGGAGGCAACACTGAAATGAAACCAGAAGACGAACTTGACCAAGTATGGGATATGCTCGCACGGGCGATGTCAGTGATTGACGACTTGACGAACCTCAGGCCGCCTCATCCACGGATACAGCAGGCGATAGACGACCTGCTTGAAGGTATCCACGAACTGGAGGGGCCGCAGGAATGACACCAATCGAACGCCTAGAAAACCAGTTCCTCATCGAGGCGCTCAAGATGCACTTGCAAGAAGCTAAGGCCAGAGCACTGCGGGCAGAAGCCAGAGCAGCAGCGCTGGAGCAACAGATGCGCAGGGAGGGCTGGACACAAGCAGACCTTGACGAGGTGCAGCCTAGTGTGCATCACTGAATGCACTCGGCCAGAGTGTGCGAGTCTTGCCGCGCATTAAATGATAGCAAGACTGGAGAACGCCACGAACAGTTAGGCGTGACAGTCGGGAGAGACCGGCACCAGCTTTAGCGACACCTGCCACGAACACGGCATCAAACCGATAGTGCGTGGATTGCAACCACGAATGGTGTGACAGCTAGGAGAGACTAGCGGCATTTTACAAATGATTGACGACGCCGATTATTCAGCCGCATGCGATGACCTTGCCGACATCGGACTCGACGAGGACCAGATCGACGACGTGTGGCGCTGGCACCGGATCACAGCCCGACGCCAGGCACAGACAGCGGGAGGTGTGGCCGTGGTGCGGCTACTCGGCTACATCTTCGGTGGTAACAAAGGGGCGAGCATCCAGATACGGGCAGTGGGGTTGCTGTTTGCGTTCGACCTGGAGCACCTCGCGGGCTACACGAGCATGGACCAGGCTGCCGAGGCGATAGGCTGCACTCAGCAGGCGCTGACAGTGAGCGCTAAGGGGGCGAGGAAGGCTATAGAGGGCGCTTAGGGGTGCCCCCTACCCCCTATAGGGAGTCTCCTAGGGGTCGTTTTCGTCGGGGTGATGTTGAGGACGA